TGGTTGTATGATGAGAATGAACTCAGATACATGAGAAAGGCAAAAAAACTAGCACAAAAAGCATTAATGTTCAAACATATGAAAGGGGAACAAGATGAAACAGAAAGTTAAACTTATTTCAGTAACTCCAGATGCAGAAAAAACAATGGCATATATTGCTAGAGTTTCTAATCCTGCGAATCAAGACAACGAAAACTATGCCAAGTTGCTTGCTTATTGTATTAAGCATAATCATTGGTCTGTGTTTGAACAATCTACTATGACCCTTGAGATTGAAACTACTCGTGGAATCGCAGCTCAAATTCTTCGTCATAGGTCATTTACATTTCAAGAATTTTCACAAAGGTATGCTGATACAAGTCTTCTGACTCAACACATTCCTGTCCCAGATCTTAGGAAACAAGATACAAAAAATCGCCAGAATTCTATTGATGATCTTGGTGATTATGTGAAGTTGAAATTGCAAGGAGAAATCCAAGAACATTTTAATGCTGCTAACAATCTTTACAAACGTCTCTTAGAGGCAGGAGTTGCAAAAGAGTGTGCACGATTTGTTCTTCCATTGGCAGTACCAACAAGAATTTACATGACAGGATCATGCAGGTCATGGATCCATTATATCAATTTGCGTTCTGCTAATGGAACTCAAAAAGAACATATGGAAATTGCAGAACTTGCTCGTTGCATTTTTACTTGCCAGTTCCCTACTGTATCTGAGGCACTTGGATGGGTAAGAGAAGGTTGTGGAGATTGCATTGATGCTCCATCTATTATTATAGAATAAATATTTTACACATTATTAACAATCTATGGCAATTTATCCTGTTGTTCATGTAGAAACTGGGGAAACCAAAACAGTAGAAATGAGTGTCCATGATATTCAGCAATGGTACAAGGACAACCCTGAATGGAAAAGAGACTGGTCACAAGGATGTGCAAGTCCTGGAGAGACTGGTGATTGGAGAAACAAACTTATAAGTAGAAATCCTGGATGGAATGACGTCCTGGCAAAAGCATCAAAAGCCCCTGGTTCTAGAGTAAAGAAAATCTAATGGCAAGAAAAAGAAGAGGAAATGATTTGCAGCCAATTGGTACTGGCATGACAGCAAAGCAAACAAAAAGAAGAAAACCTATTAATACAGATCTTCTTTTAGATATTACACCAGTTACAGATAACCAATCAAAATTATTTGAAGCATATACCTCAGATAAACATCTGTTTGTATATGGGTGTGCTGGAACTGGTAAAACTTTCTGTGCTTTATATTTGGCACTGAAGGATGTAATGAGTGAGATTACGCCATATCAAAAGATTGTTATTGTTAGATCTCTAGTTGCTACAAGAGAGATTGGTTTCCTTCCTGGGGATCATGATGATAAGTCTGCTCTCTACCAGATTCCATATAAGAACATGGTTAAGTACATGTTTGAGATGCCTGATGATACATCATTTGAAATGTTGTATGGTAATTTGAAATCTCAAGAAACAATTACTTTCTGGAGTACATCTTTCATTAGAGGAACTACTCTTGATAATTCAATTATCATTGTTGATGAATGCCAGAACTTGAACTTTCATGAACTTGATAGTATAATTACAAGAGTGGGTGACAACTCAAGAATTATGTTCTGTGGTGATGCCACTCAGTCAGATCTTACAAAGACAAATGAAAGAAATGGAATCATGGATTTCATGAAAATCATTCAAAGAATGCCAGAATTTGAAACTATTGAATTTGGCGTAGATGATATTGTTAGATCTGGTCTTGTTAAGTCATACATTGTTAATAAAATAGCAGCTGGGTTTTAATGTTTAATCATATTGATATTAATCTTCCTCAACTTCAGAGGGAGACCATTGATGGTGTTAGATACTATAAAATTCCTGATGGAGATGAACTTTTAAAGTTTGTCTCCATCACTTCTGTTACCAGTCATCACAACAGGCATATCTTTGAGAAGTGGAGACGCAAGGTAGGAGAAGAAGAAGCAAATAGAGTTAACAAGCAGGCAACTAGACGTGGTACTGATATGCACACCCTGTGTGAACAGTACCTTAAAAATCTGGATTGTAATAGTGATGTCAATCCTATGTCTGAAATGTTATTTCAAATCATAGGAAAGGAGTTAGAAAAGATAAATAATATCTATGCTCTTGAGTCTTCATTATACAGTAAGCAGTTAGGTATAGCAGGAACAGTTGACTGCATTGCTGAATATAATGGTGAACTTGCAATCATAGATTTTAAAACTTCAAAAAAGGCAAAACCTAAGGAATGGATTGAGCATTACTTTGTTCAAGCAGCAGCCTATGCCTGCATGTTTTATGAACTGACTGATATTCCTGTCAAAAAACTTGTCATTCTTATGGCATGTGAAGATGGTGATTGTGTTGTTTATGAAGAGTATGATAAAATGAAATACATTAAACTTCTTTCACAATATGTTAAAGATTTCATAGAGTTTAAACTAAAGGAATATGGAAAGTAAATTAAAGTCGGCATTAGAATCAAAGTTTTTATGTCAAGCAAAGTTCTCTCAGATCATTGAGGAACTTGTCAAGGTTAATAATGACATGAATTATATTGATGCTATAATTCATTACTGTGATCAGAACAATATTGAAGTTGATTCTGTGGGTAAGTTGATTAGCAAACCTTTAAAAGAAAAGATTAAATGTGATGCTATCAACCTCAATTTTTTAAAGAGAACTTCTAGAGCAAAACTTTTACTATGACTCCCTTTGATGCTTATAAGCAATACCTTGCATTGAAAAATCATTTTAGTAAAAACAATTATGATTATCACAAATATGCAGGTAAGTCTAGAGCATCAGTAGAATCATTCAACAAAAGAAAAGACAAGTATTGGTTTGAAAAACTCAGTAGACAAAAAAGCGATGAGGAGATTAAAAACTTCTACATCGCTAATTTTGTAGAGGCAGATGATCCAAACAGTTTATGGATTGGTAATGTCATCAGAGCAGGAGATATTTATTACAAGGAGTGGGTTAAAAGACAGCAAAGTTTGCAGTATATTTTTACCCAACAATCACAAGAGATGTTGTCTTCAAGCAACTTAGAAGAGTTATTTGATTGTTCAAGGCAACATCCTCCCATTCTTAAAATGTTCCTGAGCGGGAAAATTGATATAGAAACACTAGTGATTTGGGATAAGATATTCCTGTTCAGGAACAATTTTGATAAGAAACTTTTAGATCCAATTTGGGAATCTGTATCTTTAAAAATAAAAAAGTATACGCCATTTCTAAATATCGATGTGTTTAAGTATAAGAAGATTTTAAAGGACACAATTATAGGAGATTGATATGGCATTTTTTAATTCAGAAATGGTCCAGAAAGACATGGACGAGATTGCTGAAATTCAACGAAAAATCGTAAAGGAAATACCATCTTTCTTTACCATGGATTCTGAGGAGAAGTTAGCTCATATTGATCTTCTAGATAACCTTCTAGAGAAACAACAAATTCTTTATACTAGACTAACTCTTTCTGATGATCCTGATGCACTTAAAATGAAAGAGCAGATGATTGAGTCTGCGAAAATTCTGGGATTTGGTCCTAGTCCAGACATCTCAATGGTCTTTAATTCCATGAGGAAAACCATTGATGGTCTTAGAAAAACTGCTCAGAGGGGCAGATAAATAGCATTGACAGGGGACTGCCCTCATGGTAGGATAGACTCCTGATCCTAATCCGATCAATCCAATTAATCCGAGGTAATCCAAATGGCATTTGCCGATCTTAAAAAACAATCCAAGCTTGGTTCTCTGACTTCTAAACTGGTTCAAGAAGTAGAGAAGATGAATACTTCAAGTGGTTCTGCTGATGATCGTCTGTGGAAACCTGAAGTAGACAAAGCAGGCAATGGATTTGCAGTTATCAGATTCCTTCCTGCCCCTGAGAGCGAAGAACTTCCTTGGGCAAAGGTGTACAATCATGCTTTCCAAGGTACTGGTGGTTGGTTTATTGACAACTGCCTGACAACTATTGGTCAGCAGTGTCCAGTGTGTGATGCTAATCGTGAACTGTGGAACACTGGCAGTAAAGCAAACCAAGAAATTGTTCGCCAAAGAAAGCGTAAACTGTCTTACTACTCCAACATTTATGTGGTGAGTGACAAGGCACACCCTGAGAATGAGGGTAAGGTCTTCCTGTTCAAGTATGGTAAAAAGATCTTTGACAAGATCTCTGCTGCAATGCAACCTGAGTTTGATGATGAGACTCCTATTGATCCTTTTGACTTCTGGAATGGTGCAAACTTCAAAGTGAAGATCACCAAGAAGGATGGTTACTGGAACTATGACAAGTCTGAGTTTGAATCTACTTCTACTCTTGGAGACTTTGATGATGATGTTCTAGAAGGTGTCTGGAAGAAAGCATACTCACTCCAAGAGTTTGTGAAACCAGATACCTTTAAGTCTTATGAGCAACTTGATGCACGACTGAAGACTGTTCTTGGTCAGAAGCAAGCACCTAAGCAGGATGAATCATTTGATGATGAGGATGAGGAGCGTGGTCCTGTTCCTTCTCTTACTGAAGACCTGCGTAGCGAACTCAACAACCTGAAACCTACTCGTTCTGTTGCTGTTGATGAGGAAGAGGATGATGCTCTGAGTTACTTCCAGAGACTGGCTGAAGAGTGATTATCTAGGGGAGAGGACTCTAAGGTTCTCTCCCTTCTTTGTATTGTTGTCAACATACTGTGAAGAGAATCCATAACTCATGATGTCTTCCATGTCGTCAATAATAGTTTGAAGGAATCTTGGTCTTAATGTATAGATGTTTCTCTTATTGTCATTTAATTTTATTTCATATTCATAATTTGAAATTGATTTAACTGGAGTTGTAGTAACTGAAGTGTTTATAATTTCATCAAAATAGGTGACACTGAAATTTGAATCTACTAACTTTCCAGTTGGAACTATTAATTTTCCTCTAGAATCAAATACAGAAGTTGTTTCATAATGATGAGGTTCACTTAGTTCCGACTGTGTGTATTTTCTGAAAATATAATCATCTATCTCTGAGTCAGACAGTGGCCATTCTGTTCTGACATTTATAATATTATTGGATAGAAGAACTATCCAATCAAATGCAGAGTTTCCATAGACTTTTTCTGCTACTTGATCTGGTCTTTCTTCTCCAATCACTTTATATTTTGTAAAAGCAACAGCACTTTGGAATATATCATCTCTGATTTTTGCTCTTCTAAAAATATTTTTTGCTCTGATGTAATCATCAGATCCAGTAACATCTGAAAACTGAGATTGATAGAGAATATCTGAAACCCTTCTAAAGTATGACATGTTATACTGGTGGTAATGTTGCTGGTCCTACTCCTGTAGTCCCTGGTCTATTTGGGTTGAAGTCTACCCCAGGAGTTGCTGTTGGACCTCCAGGTTGAAGAACTCTTGTTGCATCAGACACAGGAGATGATGCTCCACCTCCTGAGGTTCTACTTCCTGATGGTTCTCTTCCTGTTGGATTTGGATCTTGTGGTGGGGTATCTCCAACTAATCCTTGACTTGTTATTTTAGAAGGATCATATTCATTTCCAAATCCAGTATGATCATCAGCATTATAATCATCTTCATAGATTGGGGTTAATTCAGTAAATGTTAAAGTAATGTTGGTAGAAACTGGTTGAGATCCTCCAGCATTTGGATCATTGAATGCTGCATAATTTCCATCAGGAGTATAGTCAACATTAAAGTTGGTCAGAGCACACATTCTAATTTGCCCCAAACTTCTTATTTCTGATCCTCCAGAGAAGAATTTTATTTGAAAAACATTAGGTGCCCCTAAGAAAAATCCATTTGATCCACTTGTTGATCTCTGTGGTGCCATTCCTTTTTTAAAGAATTTTATAATACTCCTTATATTTTTTGCATCGTTATTATTTCTGGGGCTCATTTTAATTTGATAATTAAAGGATCTTAGTTTAGGTCCTGTAAATAATAACTCTAAGTTTGGATTTACTACTGTACCAGTTGCTCTTGATAGATATGCAGCAGGATCTACATTGAGTCCAAACTTACTGACAACACCAGCTCCTGCTCTTAGTGTTGCTAGGTCAAGAATAGTTTTTTTTGCTGCACCTCCTCTTATTCCACCTAATCCTCCAAGTGCACCTCCTAGTCCAGAAAGATCAAAATCAGTAATTGATGCCACACCTTTTATTGAAGCTCCAAGTGCTGCTGCAGTTAGTGTAGACAGTTCATTTGATCCCCATCCAGTTTCATTTGATTCTGAAATATTATTTGGCATGGGGAGAAACACGGTACCAAAAGATTCTGTAAATGTTCTAGCACTTTAATCCACACCCTCTAATATTTTTCCTGTGTTTGAAGTATCAAGTTCTCCCCCAAATACATCTGCAGTAACATATTTAAATTGAGTTATTCTAAGTGTATCTTGTTTTTTATTGTAGTTTGATGGATAAACTAAAGTTTCAGATTCATATTTTTGCTTAGTTCCAAACTTAGAAGTATTCTCCGAAAACTTTACAGCAGAAGCAACACTTCCTGCTCCTCCTTCCACAGGATTTGCTGGATTTGATCCATCATCTGGAGATCCTGGTGGTCTTCCTGGGGGAGGTTGTTGACTACCTTTTAAACTAGCAAATTCTTTTTGTTCTGCAAGTCGTCTTTTTTGTTCTTCTGTCCCAACTGATGCTACAATTTTATTAGATGCTGTTCTACTGGCGTCTACTATTTCTTTTAATCTACTTTGTCCATTTGTAAGATTAGATATATTATTCCATCCAGTTTGTTTTACTATAGTTCCATCTGCATTGATAGTTCCTACAAACGTTCTTCCTTGAGTAATATTATTGATGCTATAAATTTGTCTTTGTCCAGTTTGGACATTAACATTAATCTCATATTTGTCAAAATTTCCAAGGTCTAGTATTGCCTCATATTCTTGTGGATTAGTTCTTTGAGACCATCCTTTTGGAATTGCCATTTATCTACCCCAGACTTTGTTTGATGGAATTGGTATCTCTACCCCACCCAAATCCATCACAAATTCTTCTAAAGGCATTAAACATATTGTTTCCCATTCTTGTTCAGCAAGATCTAAGTATGGAGTTTTTACCTCTGATAGTAAATATTTATGTGCTCCTTTTTCAAATCTTGGAATCTTATTTTCTGCTAAACTTTGAACTATTCCTATTCTTTGTGATGGTGTATAATAATGTAGATTTATAGCAAAGAATGATTTTGGATTTACATCCAGGATGAATGCTAACGGATATTTATCATAGTAAGGAAGTTCTTCTCTGTACTTTGCTTTATATTGAAAGAACATTAACCTGAAGAGTCTTGGATAGACTCTCATAGTATTTTTATCTCGCTTTAAGGTATTGCCAGAGTCATCATATTTTTCTTGTCTGATTAATTTATCAGGATCATTTTCATATTGAATTGATTTGGCAGCAAATACTTGGTTTCTATACCAATCTCTTGGTGGTCTTCCAGAAATTTTTTCTTGAACTTCTTCAAAGATTGTTTTATATGCCAAGATTATCCTCCGTTAAAATTTGGAAGGACCATTTTCTGTCTGCACAAAATTCTTCTGCTGCTTTCCATTTTGCTTTGTTCTTAGCAAACTCTTGAATCTCGTACATTTGTTTTTTAGAAACCCTTTTTCCAATCTTTGGACCTGCTACTTGTCTTTTTGGTTTAACTTCAATAAGACTTTCTTTAGTGGTTTGATTCTTGTCTATGTATTTGATATAGAAGTCTGGGAAATACTTATGTACTCTTTGATCTAATGGGGAAAGATAAGGAATCCAAATTTCTTCACTAGACCACTTCAGAATATTTTCATTCTTATCACAATAATTCATAAACTTTAATTCCCAAAGTGACCTGTATATTATATTTTTATAATCTCCAATATACTTTTCTGGGAAGCTTGGTTTAAATATTCCCTTATAACTCATACATATAATATAGGACACCAAAATTATTTAGATGTCAACAGCATCAGGAAATTCATTTTACGTCAATAAAGGGTTAACTTATAGAAGTACAGATCAGTTAATTAAAGAAGTTGAACTTTTAAATTTATCTTCATCTTCAGTATTTGCTGTTGATATTAAAGCTGAAGGAAAACCCTTTGCAACCAAAAATTTAGAAAAAATTAATTTCTTTGCATATGAAGCAGTTCTTCCAGGAAGATCTTTTCAAACTTCAGAAGTAATTAATAATATTCAGGGTGTTACTGAAAGATATCCAACAGCCACTACATATCCAGAAGTGGATGTAAGTTTTTATGTTGGTAGGGATTATGAGATATTAAATTTTTTCCAGGGATGGATGGATTACATATCTCCAACTCAAGATAACACTAAACCTGATGGATTTATAAAATTTAATTATCCTGATAGTTATGAGTGCTATATTAATATTGTAAAGTATGAAAGAGATTTGAGACAAAAAGGATCAAGATTAACCACTAAAGGAGATGCTGGAGTAATACGTGATCCTTCTACATACACTCACACTTTGATAAATGCTTATCCAATTAATATAATTTCTGTCCCCCTTTCATATAATCAATCTGATATTTTAAGAACTACTATTACATTTAATTATGATAGGTATGTAGTTCAAAATAATAGAACTGCTTTAGATTTTTCTAATCCTAGAGACAATGCATCTAGACAATCTTCTAGGGGAACATCTGGTGGGAATCTCCCAGTAATAGGAGATGTAGGTGGTCAACCTTTTCCGTTAGGACCTGGAATACCTGGATTAACTGGTGATCAAAACCCCAATGTTGCCTAATAAATAATCACACTGAAACCTACATCGGAATATCATGCCTTTACCTAAAGTAGTAACTCCAACTTATGAGTTGATTTTACCTTCCACAAAAAAACCAGTTAAGTATAGACCATTTCTAGTTAAAGAAGAAAAAATTCTAATTCTTGCCATGGAAAGCGAAAGCGTGGTAGAAATTAGAAATGCTATTAAAGATGTTCTTAGAAACTGTGTTATTACTAGAGGGATTAAAGTTGAAACTCTCCCAAGTTTTGACATTGAATTTTTGTTCCTAAACATCAGAGCAAAATCTGTAGGAGAAAAAGTAGATTTAGTTGTCACTTGTCCTGATGATGGAGAAACTCAAGTTGATGTAAGTATCAATGTAGATGAAATTGAAGTTAAGATTCCAGAAGGACATACTTCAGAAATAAAAGTGGATGATCATATTTCAGTTAAGATGAAGTATCCTTCTCTTCAGGAGTTTGTAGATAATAACTTTAATTTTAATTCATCTAATACCAGTAAAGAAACTATTGAAAAATCATTTGACATTGTTGCATCTTGTGTTGAACAAGTTTATACTAAAGATGAAGCATGGTCTGCTTCTGATGTAAGTAAAAAAGAACTTATGGAATGGTTGCAAACTTTTGATTCTTCTCAATTTAAAAACATTGAGACATTTTTTGATACTATGCCTAAACTTTCGCATACAATCAAAGTTACAAATCCAAACACTGGCGTAGAGAATGAGATTGTGCTTGAGGGTTTGTCAAGTTTTTTCGGTTAGTAATGAGTCATGAAGACTTAGAAACTTTTTATAAAATTAATTTTGCCTTGATGCAGTATCATAAATACTCATTGACAGATATTGAAAATATGATACCTTGGGAAAGAGAAGTATATCTTTCCATGTTGGAACAATACATTAAAGATGAAGAAGAAAAAGCATCCAAGGCAAATAGATGATAGTTTCAGATCCACCATCAGAAATACTAGATCCCCAGCAACCATATTGGCCTGCCGATAAAGTTAGTGATAGAATCTGGTTAAGATTAAAAGGTAAATTAACTGGCAGACCAATTGCTGAGTTAAGTGGAGAAAGGCATACATCTTATGTAAACTTATCAGAAGCAGATGCTGATAGATTAATTAAAAACATCAAGAAGTATGGTAAGTATCCACAAGTTAATCAGAATGATAAGTATGGTGGTGCATATAATAATGAACTGTATCAAAAATGGTTAGTTGAAGAGTTTCTTGAGAAACCTTTTCAACAACAGACCAATCAAAAGATTGAAGATACAGAAATAGAATCTAGACTAAAAGAAATACAACAACAAAGAGAAGAAAAAAAGAAAAAGGCACAATCATTTGTTTCCAGTGCAACATCTTTTAGACCTGGGGGAAAAGTAAAATTAAATGTTACCCAGATGCAGGGGATCATTCCTAAAAGGTCTATCCCTAAAGAAGTAGCATCTAAAATATCAACAAATGTTGAAACACCTTCAGTAGAATCTGAAGAAAGTTCAGTAGATTTTGGTAGGTTACTGTTAAATTTTGTTCAGATTAATAATGATTTAGATGCTATAAAGGAAGTAATAGAAGAAGACTTCAAGACTACAAAGGAAAAAAATAAACAAGAAGCAGATGAGTATAAAAAAAGAATAGCAAATAGAGGAAGAAAAATTACAAGAAAGGAATTAGGAAATGATAAAAAAAGTGTAGTAGAAACAGTCAAACCTTTCATAAGTAATTTTTTCTCTGGTGCTGGTGGTGGCATAAGATCTTTAGCTCTCCTAAAAATGCTTCTTGGCATTTTAAATGGAGACATTTCTGCAGTATTTAAAGGTCTTTTTGGTATTGGATTATCATTCTTACCAAAAATTGGTATGATGATTGCAGGAGGTCTTGTTAAGAACTTACTTGCATCAATGACAGGTAGAGCAGTTGGTGGTGGGATTGCTAGGGGACTTGGTAGGACTCCAATGAGAAGAGGTCCTGCTGCTGCACCATCAATGGGATTTGGTAAGTGGGCAAAGATTGCCTCTCTAGGTGCTGGTGCTTTGGCCATAGGATCTGCATTCTCTGCTGATACTTCAGAGCAACAACAGGATAATATTCAACAGGAATCAGAAACACAAAAAAGACTAGAAGAATTAACTGCTCAACAAAAATCTTCCCCAGAAATAGGAGCATTACCACAAGAAGATCTTAAAAAGTTCCAAGAACTAAATGCCAAATTTGAAAAAGCATTACAATTTTTTATAGACATTCAAAAAAATAGACAACAACAAACTCGTCCAGCAAGTGGAGGTGGTGGAGGAGGTGGATCAACCTCTTTGGGGAATATGAGTTTAATGGGAGGAGATGCCTCTCCAGAAATGAAAGCATTGATGGATACTATTGCTTCTCCAGAATCTGGAGGTAATTATGAGGCAATGTATCCTAGCACTACTCTTCCTGGTGCTACTAATATGACTATTTCACAAGTTGCACAAAGAGCAACTGGACCAGTTGGAAGGTATCAACACAAACCACAATTCTTAGAAGAAAGAGCTAGAGCAGTTGGGTTAGATCCAGCAACTGCAAAGTTTAGTCCAGAAAATCAAGATCTTATAACCAGAGGACATATTACAAGTGTTTTGGGTGGGGATGAATCCAAAGTAGTAGAGCAATTAAAAAGAGACCCATCTTCAGTTAAAAGAAGATTAGAAGGAAGCACATACACAGGACTCCAAAAATATGGATCTGATTATAATGAGACTTTTAAAACTAGAAAATCTCAGTATGAAACTGCTCCCCCTGCACCAACTCTTCCACCACCTCCTGTACAACCAGCCGCAGCAAGAAGTGATGGAAGAAGAGCAAGTGCTTTAACTGGATCACCTGAAGTTGCAGTTAATATTGTACCATTTTCAACATCTCCAAAAACTGGTGGAGGATCATTTGGAAATAATGGAAGTCAAGTTGCAAATATTGACCCAAAATATTCTGGTGATAGATTTTCTTTATTGACTGCAGGGGAATTAAACCTAATAGAATAATACTATGGAAGTACAAACACTATTAAATGCTCCTGTAGAGGAAACAAAACCAACTATAGTTGCTAAAACAACTAAAATTAAATCCCTTATTGATATTAGCGTAGAAACAAAAAAGACTTCTAAACAATTAAGAAAAATTTTTGAGAAAGGAATTTATCAAAAGAAAACGCAATTATCTATATTAACCAAATATAAAAAAAGATTAGATGCAACAGACAAACAGGAAGAATCTAAGCAAAAAAAATTATCTAGAAAAAAATTAACTCCAAAGAATGCAATTCCCAATTTTGCAAGTAAATTATTCACAGCAAACAATGATCCTCTAGATTCCATTGCTCAATTAGCAGCATTTAAAGCATTTTTAAATTTTGGAGAAGGCAATATAATGACTGGTCTTGGTCAGTCATTGCTTGCTGGAGGATTGTTACTTGCTCCAGCATTTGTACAGGGTGCTGGCAATGCTATGCTTGGAAGAACTCCAAAACCACAAAAAGGATTTGATGTTACTGGGAGAAGAGTTACTAGACCTACTCAACAAAGATACTTGAGAAGGTATGGAGAAGGTGCATTTAAAAATAGATTTGGTAAAGATGCATTAAAAACAGCAACTCAAGGATCAGAAGTAGCACAAACTGCAACAAAAGGATCAAAGGTAGGAAAGGCATTTGGTAGATTTGGTGCTGCACTAATTCCTGGAGTTGGTGCAGCAGTTGGTGTTGCAGATGCTGCACTAAGAGCACAATCAGGAGACACTACTGGATCTGCCATAGCAGGAACTGCTGCTGCTCTAGATGCTGCTGCAGCAGCGAGTGCTGTGACTGGAATTGGATTGCCAGTTGCAGGATTACTTTCTGTAGCATCATTCGCTTTGGATGCTACTAATTTAATCAGAGACTTATCTGGAGTAAGTTCAAGAGAAGAAGAAAAGAATAAACAAAATCAAGCAGCAAAACCACAGCAAACTAAAATAGAAGAAAGATTAAAAGAAGAAACCCAAAAACAAAAAGATCAATCTGCATCTAGAGGGTCTACTTTATCATTCAAAACAACTCTTGTTGGATATGAAAAAACCATTAAAAAATTTGAAGAATTTGTAACTGTTTTTACTGGGCAATATAAAGATAATCCATACAATGAACAACCAATGCCTGCCCCAACTCAAGTTGCTCCTGGGGCAGGATATGATGGTCCTATTAGTGGAGAAACATTCTTCCCTCTTCCTGGTGGTGATGTTGGGACAATGGGAAGAGTTGGTGCAGATCAAGCATTTGGTGCTCCAAGAGATGGTGGAACAAGACCACATGCTGGATTAGATATGACCCATCATAGTGGATCTTTAAATGCTGCGGTTTCTGCATACAAAACTGGTAAAGTTATTGCTGCTGTCAACAATGGATATAGAGGGTATGTGGAAATTGATCATGGTGAAGGATTACTGACAAGATATGTACACATAACTCCTTCAGTTAGAGTTGGACAAACAGTATATGGTGGACAACAAATAGGAAACTTATTTCCAGCTGGACAAAATACCCACCTACACTTTGAAATTTATAGAAATGGATCTGCTGCTGATCCATTACCAATTTTAGGTTCAGTAAAAAATAGAATAACTTCTCCTTTAGACACTACTAGGGCAAAGCAACATCATGATTCTACTGCAGCCACTCCAGCACAACCTTCAAGACAACCTCCAGGTGCAGGACCTACTGCACCTGGAGATAGGTCCGGTAGTGGTGGTGGAAGAGGTAGTGGGTCTTCTCCTAGTGTCAGGTATTCTACACCAGGAGGAAGACCTTCAACTGAAGATCAGCTAAAATCAATAGGAGTTGATCTTAGTTCTACACAACCCACTCAAGTTCCAGTTAGTTTTTCTGTAGCAAAAATTGAAAATAAACCTATGAAGTATGAAACTGCAATGGTGGCTCCTCCAGTAAAAACACTTACTGTTCCATTACCTCTCCCACCACAAGAGTCTTCACCACAACAAATTGCAGCATCTCCATCTATGCCTCTAAATAATTCAATGGATACTGATGCAATGATATTAAAGACCCTAATGTATAAGTCAGCAGCATAATGGCATCATATTTTAACTACAAAATAGTAGAATTTTCAGTAGAAGTTTCTGAAGGAAAGTTCATTGACCTTAAAAGAACTGTAGCATCAATTGAGTATGCTGAAAATATATTGTCTCCTGTTGTTTATGTTAGCATGGTTCTACTCAACACAAGTGGAATCATTTCAAACTTAAAATTAAAAGGTGGGGAAAAAGTAAGATTAAATATAACTCAAGAAGCAACAAATAAAAAAATACTTTTTGACGAAGAGAAGACTATATTTTACATAAGTAGAATTGGAAATTCTACAACTCAAGGTACAAAAGAACTCTTAATACTTGAACTTGTTCCAAGAGAAATTTTAACCAATGAAACTGCTAGGGTTTTTAGAAGATATGATCAAACCATAGATAAAACAATTGATCAAATTTTAAAAAAGGAATTAAATACAACTAGATTTAAAAGCAGTAACATTGACCCCACAGTAAACTCATATTCTTTTATGGGTAATGCTAGAAAACCATTTACAGTTATAACTTGGTTGCTTCCTAAAGGTATACCTCAAACACCATCAGGATCTTCTGGAACAGAAAAAGGAACTGCAGGATATTTGTTTTATGAAAATGCTAATGGATATAATTATAAAAGTGTAGATGCTTTGTTCTTTCCTGGAAGACAATCATCAGCAACATATTTCTATAGTGAAACCACATTAAAACCTGCAGACTCAAGAGCAAACTTCAAAATTTTAAATACTCCAGTATTCAATAAAAATGTAGATATTCTTGATAATTTGAGAATAGGAATGTATTCCAGTTTAAATTATTTTCTTGACATGAATGAAAGAAAATTTTATGTGAACAGATATAAGTTATCTGAAAGTTATAGGATTATGAATCACTCTAGTAGTAACGATTCTAGTCCTATTATACCTAATGGATTACAAGATTCACCTTCAAGATTGATGGTTAGAATGTTAGATAGTGGGCAGATGAATAAAGCAGGAAAATTAGAAACTCCAGACAATAGAATGAAGTATCAGGCACAAAGTGTGTCAAGATACAATTTATTATTCAGTCAAACGTTAAATATAACTATACCATTAAATTTAAAATTGTCTGTTGGTGATGTGATTGAATTAGAGTTTCCAAATATTACTAAAGATAAAACACAGCAAGGATTAAAAGATAATAGAAAGTCTGGTAAATACTTAATAAGTAAACTTAAGCATTCTTTTGAGGATGTAAAAGGTCTCACTGGATTGGAACTATTAAGAGACTCTTATGGAGTAGTAAGATGAACCACAAATCAATTCAAGATCACATAGAACAAGATTTAATACAACTTTCTGATCCTCTGATTAATTCTCAGAGGAAGAGACACCTAGAGGGAGAACTTGAAGAATTAGGTAAATACAGAGAAAATCATCCAGATGATGATCATGATCCAACCCCACTTGAACTTTATTGTGATGGAAATCCTAATGCCCCAGAATGTAAAGTCTTTGATGTATAATGTTAATAGAACAGAGCTTAGTTAACCCTAATTTTGTTGGCAAAGATGCCTTTAGGTGGTTTGTTGGACAAGTTACCAAATTTAAAAATACTGAGAATGGATATAGGGTAAAAGTTAGAATTATTGGATACCATCCTGATGCTGCTAGTTTAGTTAAGGATGAAGATCTTCCTTTGGCACATGTCTTAGTTCCATTAAATAT